CGTAGTAGGAAGCACCTCGGAAGAGGTGACGATTTATGCGGACAAAGACGAGCTAACGGTTCTAACCCAACCTGTTACTCTGGACGCGGCTGGACGGGCCGAGGTCTATCTGAAGGAGCAAGCCGAGGTGAAAATCCTCGATGCCGATGGGGTGCTCAAGCGTCTGTCATTGAACGCCACTAGCGTAGACGCAAAACAGGTGGACATGTCATCAATTACGACTTGGACCGGAGGAGATCTGGCGGGCATGTTCGGAAAGATCACCTCGAGCATCGGACCTGATGCGCAGTACAAGGAGTCTTCGGACAGCGAAAGCATCGTCCCCAGGAACGTACACGACGTTCTGCACGACAAAATCACACCGCAAGATTTCGGAGCAACAGGTGACGGTGTCGCTGATGACACTGTACATTTGCAGGCGGCTATCAGTAGGGCTCTGGCCACGGGACTGCCGCTCTACCTTGGTCCATATAGCTACAAGATTACGGCGGGGCTTACGGCAAGTGGGCCCTTGCGCATGTATGGTGACTCTGCCAAGGAGTCTATCATTCTGGCGACCTCAGAAGCATTTGACGGTCTTACGATTGCAGTTCCTGGGGCCGACGATGATGTTCCGTTTGAGCTGCGGAACTTCGCCATTGAGCTGGAGAACACCAGTGGGCTGGGAAACATTGCAATCAAGGTAACAACTGGAAACTTTGGGTTGATTGAAGGAGTCACCGCTACCGGAGGAAAGGGGATCGTACTCGCGTATTCCGGACTCACACGCTGTGAAATCAGGCGGTGTGTCGTGAATGTTAAGGGAAGCGCTGCTGTCCAAGGAATCGGAATTGTCCTGGGTCAATTTTGTACTGCAGATGAGTGCACTGTACTTGCAACAGATACCAGCACTCTCTACTGCCGAGGGTTCGATCTATACGATGGGGCCGAAACCAGAGGATGTTTGGCCACCTCATGTGCCCATGGGTTCTTCTTTCAATCGGTCACCGGGAAATCGGTAGCAAGCGAATGTTATGCCTACAGCTGTGGAGTTGGCTTCCGTCCATACGGGGACGCATCAGTCATCATGTTCTCACGATGCTATGGCTCCGTTACCGCTGACGTTGACAATTACGTTTCCACTCCCTACATCAACATAAGAAATTCGTGGAGCGATGTAGACGCCAGGTCGCAGTCGTTCTCTTCAATCGCAACGGTCAGCCCGATATTCACCTTTGATCCAGGAAGAGAGCTAAACGTTTTCAAGGCAACATATGATGGGGATGCTCTAACAGTAAGAGTTGACCTTGCGACACCGGCACCAACTCTGACTCCGTATACGAAGTACCGCATGATCGTTCAAATGGCTGTTGGAACCACTGCATCCGGTGGTCTTACCATGGACGCTGGAATTGCCAGTTTCACGTTGCCTGCAACACTGGCAGGAGCGGCATACTATACGGCTGAGTTCGTAGTATCGACAGACGGCGTTCTTTGCCAAATGGGGGCCTGGGCAACCAACAACTGGAACACGTGGTAGCATGACAGAGATAGCTACAGGGCAAATCGTCTTCTCTGGCAGCGAGGATAAAAGCTCCGCGCAGCTAGGGGGGGCGATGCCGTTGGTCATCAATGCAATCACGGACAGCGTTGGAGCGGTCAGAAGGCGTCCTGGCATTTCGCTTTGGTCTTCTTTCCCTGCTGCAGCAGCATCCGGATCTCCCGTTATAGGTATGAGTCCATTCGGCAGCACACTTGTCTACGTGACCGAGGACAGGTTGCTGCATGCCATATCGCCAAGCGGGGAGATCTTAGAACTTTCAAGCACGGATGCGACCACCAGGCTTGATGGGGGAGTGCGACCGTCGTTTGTTCAAGGAAGGAACATGCTGGCCATCGCAGGAGGTGGCGCAATCCAGAAATGGAGCGGTACTGGACTTTCGGAACGTTTACAGAACACTGGAACTGGGGGACCTCCTCCTGAGGCGACGCATATATCTGGAATTGCACAAAGGCTTGTTGCAAAGGTGGCGAACGGGACAGCTCAGATCTGGTGGAGCGCACCTCTCGAGCAGTACGAGAACTGGGATATGGTTACCGGCGGAGCCTCTTACATACAAGCTTCGGCAAAACCAGATCCATTGACGTCCCTGTACGACAACACGAATGAGGTCTTCGCGTTCGGTAGCATGACCCTGCAGGTATTCATTCCATCGAACCTTGCTGTCGATGCGAATGACCCCAACAACCTACTGGATTTTGCTCCATCAAGGACATTGAACATAGGGACCTTGGCAAATTCGGGAGTGGTTCCTATCGACGATGCTTTTGGAGTCCCAGATCGCTATCGAAGAATCATCATTACCGATGGGCGAAGCTACAACGACATATCGAAGAGCATTGCCTATATCCTGCAGGGGATGCAGGGGTTCGACGAATGCTGGGGATTCAGAATTCGTTTTGGACGATTCGACTGCCTAGCATGGATGTTTCCGTCCGATGGATACGGCATCATATGGGACGCGAACCAAGGATGTTGGGCGGAGTGGCGATCTTGGCTACGAGGTGAGAAGGACATTGCGATCACATCGGCATACCACTGGCCAGAATACAACCTTTTCTTGATTGGCATGTCGGATGGAAGCATTGCCAAGCTTGACGATCAGGTGTCCACGGATTTGGGTGATCCCATCCGGATTGTCATTGTGAGCGGCTTCAGTAACTACGGTAAACAGTCCCTCAAGCTGTCGAGGACTGTTCGCTTTGTCATGAAGCGAGCCGGTGCGATTACAGCGACAAGCGGTCACGTCCGATTCAGTTATCGGAACGATGAAGGTAGTTGGTTTGTAGCCAGGGATATCCCGCTAGGAGACGATCCCAATCCGACTATCACGATCCGAAGTTTGGGGACCTTCCGAATTCGGCAGTGGAAAGTGGAGTACACTGGCAGTGATGAGTTTCAGCTCATCCGAGCTACTGAGGAGTTCGAGAACCTGGAGGGATAACGATGGCATCATTTGGCCTCGATGACGTATTTAGCGGCTCGACATTTTCGGGCATGGCATCCGGTGCACTCGCTGGTGGAGCGGTTGGAGGATGGCCAGGAGCAATCATTGGAGGGCTCGGGGGAGCTGGAATTGGAGCATATTCCAACTATCAGCGCGACAACGCTACACAGCAGCAGAAGAGCAATATTGACCAACTGCTGGCCAGTATGCACACCTCGAATTCGTCCAACATGGCGTCCTATCTAGCCGGGCTGAACAAAGCACTGGCCTACTACGGACCAGCACAAGAGCAGTATTCGCTGCTTTATGGCAGAGGTGGAGCTGCATCTACGGGAAAGGGAGTTTGGGGAAACACGGGGGTCTAACATGGCCAACGAATGGCAATCCAAATCAGACCCAAGAACTGGACGTCCGTTTGAGAGCGAAGCTCAATATCTGGACTGGCAGGCTTGGAGTGCAGGGCAGCAGCAGGCAGCTTCCGCATCGGCCTCGGCTGTCGATAAGGCATCGAGAAGCGCAGGGCCCGGCTATGACTTTGGAGGCACGAGGGCTTACTACGTCGATCCGGAAAGCGGTTACTACCATTTTGGAACAACCGTCTCTTCTCAGGCTCCAACAAGAGCGGGTAACCCAGAGGGAGCGACAGAAAATCAAGCAGGATCCGGATATATCGATCCGAATACAGGACAGATATATTACAACGTTGGACCAGCCCCATCATCTCAGCCTCCTCCTAGAGCAGGTAGTCCCAATGAAGCAGGATCCGGATATGTAAACAACAGTGGAGCCGTACAGCAAAACTCCAGACAGTACGACTACACCACGGATTACGGACTTGGTCCCGCTAATGCTGGGATAATACCGATAGCACACGACGCCTCTGGAACACCGACAGCTTTTTACGCTGGCACATTCGGCGGTGGTGGAAAGGTGTTCACCACGCTTGCAGAGGCGCAAGCGTCTGTGCAGCAATACAAGCAGTGGTACGAGACCCAGAACCCACCGAAGGGTGGCGGTGGAACTTCGGGACCAACAACCACGACAACTCAAACTCCTCCCCCCACCGGACTGCTCACCGATCCCGGATTCGGGGAGAAGTACTACGATTCCACAAAGGACTTCTACACCGGGAAAAGCAATGCGCAGAACTGGTGGGAACAGACGGCCAATCAACCACTGGCTAGCCAGCAAATGTGGCAGGCGTACAATGGGATATTTAGCAATCCTAATTATCTCGACGATTACTATGGCCGAAAGGCACAGCAGGCACAGACGACTCTAGACAGGAAGGCATCGTCTGGGGGATGGGCGGACAGCGGTGCATCTGCGAGAGCAACGGCGAATATAGACCTGTTATTCGCGGATGAGGCCCGCAAGGGGATGCAGGACTTTGCTACCACGGGGATGGGGCTTGCTAGTTCCGCTGATGCGGGAAACCTGGCGAAGTTGGCAGCAGCCTCCGGAGTCGATGCAACGAATCTTGCAAAGATCACTGCGGGCCAGGTTGCGTCGGGAAGCGCGCAGAATTTGGAGGAGAACCGTCTTACGGGTGGCCTCACGGCTTCGATACTACTTGGGAATCAGCAGGCGAATGCTGTGTATCAGGGCCTGAGCGCTATCGAGCAGCAGAATTTCATTACGCAAATGATGGAATTGCAACTGAGGGTGCAACAGGGTCAGTTGACAGCTGCACAGGCATACCAGCAAGGCGTGGAGCTACTGCAGTCGTTGGCTACAATCTCAAAGCTAGGAACGAGTTATCAGGGAGGACAGCAAAACACAGGCAGTAACACGCAGACCGAACAGAAAAAGCAGGAAGAAAATACGGGGAAGAATACGGGGTACTATGTTTAACCCTCGTTCCCTAGGAGTTCCGGACTTTGGCAATGTGGCCATCATGCCGCCGAGCATGGTTCCGCAGATCAGGTCTGTTGGAGACACAATCGATGCGTTTATCGAGAATCGCCGACGACAAGCGCAGGAGGCTAGAGCTGCCGCAGCACTGAAGTTGCAACAGGATAGACTGCAGGCGCAGGAGGAGAGAGATGCGGCGGCACTGAAAGAACGTGAGGCGTATGGACGAAGAAAACAGGACCTTGCAGAAAAGAAACAGGAAGCAGACGAACTTTTCCGGAGGACAAAGGAAAACAGGGCTACCATCGATCCCCTTATGCGATCTATCGGGCAGGGCAAAGCCCCCGGATCGATCCTGCTGTACGACGAATCAGGACAGCCGTTCATTTCGCAGCCACGATTCGAGCAGTATCAGGAAGAGCCCCCACAGCTCGGTCCGGTGGCATCGCCTGTTCCATCTCCTGGAGTGGGTCAGGAAGCTATTCTATCTGCTCGTAAGGTCTTTGTTGACGAACCTGGAGGAGATGAAGAATCACAAATCGTTGTTGAGAATCCCGACGGCACAACAGAGATCAGGATGGTGCCTCCGGGAACACTCCCTCCAGGCGCACAAGAAGGATCACGTCTCGACTACGAGTCCGTCTTTCCCAGCCCACCGCCATCTGCTGCCCCACCGATTCCTTCTCTTCCACAGGGCCCACCGGCGGTTCAACCGAGCCAACCGACACCACAGCTTCGTCCCCAGGATATAACGCCAGCTGCTATGCCTGGAAGCATCGATGCGGCCATGCTGGCATCAGCTCCTCGTCCCGCGGCTCCAGCCGCCCCTGTCAAGAAGAGAGGACGATGGGTCATACCAATGCCGGGGGGAGAGCCTATGGTGGTCGACATGGAGACCGCTCGCCAGGCCCACCTAGACGAGGTTCGGAGCCAAATACAGTCTATCGAGGAGGCGATGGGGAGTCCTGGAATGACCCAAGATGGAGCGATCTATCTGGCCCGTAAGAAAGCCATTTTGCTCGCCGATCTGCCTCCTGAAGACCAGAGGTCAATCATGCGCCAGCAGGGAGCGATGGATATTGCTGGCATCAACGCAATAGAACGACAGGCTGATAGGGCATCACGGGAGAAGATTGCGGAAATGCGAGGAAAAAAGCGCATCAACGCAATGTTGGCTGCAGGTGGTGGACCCTTGCCGGCCGGAGAGCTTGATGAGGCATACGCGCGGCTTCCACAAAAGCTTGCGAATCCTACCGCGCAGCAGGTTAGGTCAATCTTGGCGCTCGAGACGAGAACACTCAATTGGGCCAAGCTCATTGGAGTAGGAACCAATCGTCTAGCGTTGGCGGAACGAAACATTACTCTGGAGGGACCAGATTCAGGGACCGCCCATGTCGAGTCGATGATGAATTTCTTTGGTTACATTCGTGGTGGTGTACCTGCGAAGAATGAAACTGTTGAGTGGCGCCATATGACAGGAAATGCCATCAATACACTCGACAGTATTGGCCTGTATTTCAAGCTTGGTCCCATTGGAAGTTACATTTCCAACACAGATTTGAGTGAAGAGGAAAAACGAAAACTCGCAAAAGACCTCGATTCGAGAATGACTCCAGGACAGAGACGGTCTTTGCAGAAGGCAATTCACGAATCAAGATCTGCTCTGCTTACCTATGCAGAGAAGGATTCGGACGCTATGGCAGAGTCGTTCCGTCATGGAACCACAGCAGAGCAGGCCAAAGCGGCAGACATGATCAACTCGCTCCGAACTGGTGCTGGTCTGAAAAGAAAGGATTACTTCAAGTTTTGGGGGAAGCGTGCGACATCTCCAGAGGAGTACAACGTCGAAACTAAGGAGAAACCCACTGGGAAAATGACCTTGGATGAGGCTCTCAAGGCGATGGAGGGTAGGTAATGGCAACAGTAGAAGATCTTCTGAGGCTTCCACCCCAAAAGTTGCGATTTCTCGCAGACAACGTTGATCCAAATGATGAGGGTTACCCGCTGATAGAGAAGGCATTGGAGGAATTGGATAAGCGAAGGAGTGGAAAACTTAGCTCCGACATCGCTGCGGGAACGACCCCACCGAAGAGCAAATGGCAGATGGCCAAGGAGTCGCTTGGGGAAACGGTTACCCAAGATCTTGGACCGTCGGGCCTGGCAGAGACCGCCAGGACGATTGGCGGGGCCAGCGCTCGCGCGGGGGACGTCCTGCTTCGCCAGGGGGCTGGGACCGCTGCAGCCGCCATCCAGGCTGTTCCGGGAGTCGCTCCAGCCTTCGAAGCGGCCGGCGACTTGGCACAAACCCTCGTTCCTAGCCAAAGAGAACGTATTCGCAGCGTTCTTCCCACACCTGGGTATTTCGAATCGGTGGTCGAGCAATCTCCATCACCACTGGCATCACGTGTTGCCGGATGGAGTGCAGCTCCACTTGGCGCCGCTGGACGTCTTGGAGCTACCGTTAAGGGAGTAGCTGAACCATTGGTTAAGCCAGTGGTTCAGCTTTCCAACGCTTTGAGAGCTGCGACTTCTCGTGCTGGTCCAGGCGTATCGACGATGATTTCAGGTGCATCCACTCCGGCTCTCATGGCTGCTGGAGAAGCCGCCATCCGACGGATGCCTGGAGCATCAGCCGATCTATATCGTGCGACCACGGGCCGTGATATCTCTCTCCCAGAGTCCTATGCTCCTCTCAGCCTTCGGAGAGAAATCCTTCCAGCAGCCGCTTTAGGATCTCTTGCTTCTGTTGTTCCAGCTGCTGCCGCATCAGCATCGAATCCAGCTTCGCAGGGTGGAAGAATCGCGGCCAGATATGCGGCTGAACGAAAGGCGGGAACCTACGAGCCGGAAGAATTCCAGCGTTTGGACACTGGACGTAAGGGGGTTTCGCAAGCATGGCAGGAGGCACAGCCTGCTGTCGATGAGGCTCGGGATCTGGCCAAAACGTCCGTAGCCGATGCGATGGAACAGGCGAAGTTTGAGTCAGGTCGTGCACTCTCTCTGCGCAAAGCAGACATTCAGGCTGGAGTTGAAGAGGCTTCCAACGCAGCAAAGGTCCGTATGGCGGAAGCGGCATCTACTGTTGAGCCCAGAATGAGGTCGAAGCTTGGCGAGCAACGTATGACTGCCAAGAAGGCATTCGAGAGGGACATGGCTACTTTGGAGAAGTTCCTGGTCGACGAAAACGGACGTCCGATGAAGTTCGATACGGAGCCCCTCTTTCAACGAATCCGCAATATCGTTGCAGAATCCGCACGACAGGATACTGAGAATACCCCAGGTGAGATCAGATTGCCCCTTGGTGAGCAGCAGGCAAACGTTGAGAGCATGTTACGGCGTTATCTTGGAGGTCCCAAGACGAAGGCAGAACAAAACGTCATTCTCGATGCTCGAGGCAATCCAATTGCATCGGGACAGAGTCAAGCTGAGAACACTGCAACGATCAGAGACTTCCGAAGAGCCATCCAGGAGCTTGGAACCCTGGCAAATTCAGGAACCCCAGAGAAACGCTATCCATACCAAAAAATAGTTCGTTCCATTCGGGATTACCTGATTGAAGTCGATCCAACTCAAACCCTAGGCGACATTTACCAAAAATACAGAACGTCGGCTACGCAAAGGGAGCGGCTCAACCAGATGGTTTACCGCGAAGAGAGCGAAAAGCTTGGCACAGGTGGAGTGAGGGATCGGTTTGATGACCCTGACATCGAGGCTCCAACGCCAGATGTGACGCCAGGCGAAGAATTGCGCGGTCGGAAGTTTCTCGTTTCCTCAACCGACCCAAGTGGAGAAATGGGGGTCAGTCGACCCCAGTATGAAGAGGTAAGACAAGCTGGGTTCGATCCGGAGTTGGAGGAAATGTCTTCCGCCCGAAGATCGTCTGATTATGATGCTCAACGTGCCAAGCGTATAGCAGATGAAGAGATAGCTCGAGAGGAGTTGAATCAGCAGCAGCAGCTCAGAGGAACAAAAGAACGAGCCACTAGGCAGGCAGAGATCCCTATTGGCGTCGCCAAGCGAGCACAGGAGAAGATCACATCTGCGAAACATGCTTACGAGGAGTCACGCTGGCCGGGCCCTATGAAACTCGCCCCTGGGCTCATCATGGGCGGTGCTGGGATGACCTACCCTGGACAGCATGGGTTGGTCCTGACGCTTCTTGGAGCTACGTCGACCGCGAATGAGCTGGCACAGCCTCTGCGGAGCCGGGCGGCCTACTACCTGCCAAGCGCAGAGCAGCTGCGAATGGGACTTCCGCTTCTTGTTGGTCCCGAGCTAGCAGGTGGAAGGCTGGGGAATCCTGTGGTTCCAATGGTCGACTTTCTACGCGAAAAAGAGCGATATAGAGAGGAACAAGCAGAACGAATCTGGAAGAGGTGACACATGATGTTGGCTCAATCGATAGGACTTGGATATCCGACGGTTCCTGGAGCGAATGAGACCGTCGTTCTTTTTGATTCTTCTTTGACGTTCAAGGGACTTGAATTAGCAACCCTTGGGATAACACGTCTCAGATTTGACTTTGCTGGACTCGATCAGCCTAGCGCTGCCAGTGGGCTTAAGGGCTATAAGAGCATAGATAAGGGAGTAACCTGGCATCAATCGGAATTCGTATGCAAGGGAGCTTCCATCATTATTCCAGTTCAGGTTACAGCTGATACAGGATCGGCTTCTTGCTATTACGACATAGCCATCAGTTCGGCAAGGTACGTAAAATTCACCTTTACCGCTGGAGCCGCTCCTCCGACAGCTGGAGCATGGCATCCTGTTATTACCCTACAGACCGATCATCCTGAAGGAGCTACGTAATGGGAGATCGACATGCGACACGACCTCACGGATACGGATGAAAACGACGCCATAACAGACGATGGGATAACCCCAGGCATATTGGCCGAGAAATCCCATGTTCCTGCAACACAACTCTACGTTGAAGAAATGGTGAGGACCGGGAATAAGCGTCACAAAGATGCGTGCTTTGCCAGGAGGCTGGTCAGAAGGTGGACGTTGGTAATTGCAGCGATGTTTGGAGCACTTGCTGTAATACAGGTAGTAATTGCTCTATATGGCAAGGCGATTATAAGGGAGACCGTTCACGATGCTATTCATGAGGAGATAGGAAAGATCGTGAACAGTGACAAGAATGAGGTTCCCAATACGTTGACTGGCAAGTACCACTTGCAGTGGCCTCCATTTGCGCAAGTCCGCGATGTCACACCCTAAATACACCAACGCCAGGCTTGCTTTTTCGGCAGCCTGGCGTTAGCGTTATCTTCTGACCCCCCAGAAGATGGTCAAAAACATCGCACATAGCGGTTGCACTGTCAACCGTATTTTTGGCGCCATCTCGGGCGCTGTTGCTCGCAAGAGTCGTCGGTTGGGGGGAAGGCGAACGGTTGGAACCGAAATACGAGACACGGCTAGCTCGGCCGCGAACCTGCAAGTCCCGGTTGGAAAGGTGACACCAGATTCTGCGGATAGCTCCGCAGTCCCACCCCGTCTGGCATTACCGGGATTCGGTCTACGTGATGGCGTAGCCCTGGCAGGTCCAACAAGGGTAGACGTCAGAATCTGCACACTCGGATAGTCCCAGGAGTGCGTCAGACAGCAGCGCCACCCGACCCCAAGTGACCTACCTCACACAAGGACATCCCTCACGTAATGATGGGATGGGACCTAAGAGGGTGGGTTGTGTTAAGATCTTATGCAATCGGTCATTCAGAAAGGGAGCAACGATGCATACCGGAGAACTGCGATGAGTTGGGACCCCGAACTTCTTCACGCGGAAGTTCTGCGGGAATTCGCCTTTATAGAAGATGGCTTCTATAGCCGCATGGAGGAAAGATTCTTCCTCTTCGAGCGCTCAAGGCGTCGTCACTGGAACCAAACCTACGAGTGGAGGCATCCGGAGCGAGTGAAGATGTTCCACAGACGTCGGTATCAGCGAATAAGGAACGATCCGGTGGCGTGGTCAAAGTATATGGAGCGACAGCGCAAAAACAGGAAGAGAGCCAAGGACGCATCTAGACAAGGTGGCCATCTCAAGGAGAGTCGATGCCAGATCTGTCACAAGAAGCACTATCGCAGTTCCAAATGGTGTTCAGATAAGTGCAGTACCGCTGCCTATTATCGGAGAAACAAGGACAGGTGGAGGAAGAGGTACAATCACCCCAAGACGCAAAAGGCTTGCCCAGAATGTGGAGGTCTTGGTCATTACCGGAAAACCTGCCCGTCGATTCTAAGGGGGATGGAAAATGTATGAGGATAGGGCTAGGAAGTCGTCCAAGTCTCCAGAAAGCATCCTGGGGAATGCGGTTGGGGAGATGCTTCGCGACCTCGGCCACGTGATGTTTTGCTCAACCTGCAAGCGGGCCGAGATGCCGGGCTCCATTCGCTGTGGGCGCTGTGGACGCCCCCTGGAGCGTGCTCGTAGCTCCTTTAAGGTATCGGTTGCCGTGGAGGCATCCTAATGCCTTCCTGTGCGTGCTTTGGCTTCTGTGGTGGCGTTCCTGGCGTCAGGGACCCCATTACAGGACTCGTGTGCAACGTTTGCAGCGGTACCGGAACGTATAGCTACGAAACGAAGAAAGAGCACGACGAGAGGGAATGGGAAACCTTCTGGAAGCCGTTGCTCGCTAAAAATCGAACATTTGCCGGGCCAGCACGTAGATAAAAAAAGAGCAGAGCGTTTGCTCTGCTCTTCGCATCATTTCTGGTGTTGGCTCAGCAGTCCGACGACTCCTCTGGAACTTCCGTGGTTTCAGGAGTTGGCGTAGCGGGTTGTTCGCTAGGGTTCGGCTGTTTCGGCTTGATGTGACAAATCCTGAGTGCGCCGATATTGTGCGTCGGGCCTGTCAGGAATACGTGTGTCGACGTTGAGGCGATGACGGTTAGGTCGTCCAGCTCTTCCTTGCTATAGAGCTGCGAGAAGATTGCATATTGCTTGTCGGTGAGCTGGACGGAGTCGCCAGGGCGCAGTTTTGCTGCGGTTCTGGTTGCAATCGTGGTCTTTGCGACGAATCCGGAACGTCGCATAGATTCGAGGGCATTTTGCAGTGCCTGCCAGTTGTTTTCCAGATTGGTGATGGAATTCAGGAAGCGGGAAGCTAGGTCGCTCTCGAGCTTGCGAATGTCCCAAGAGCGCATGCGCTTGAAGAATGGAAGAAGTCGCAGGGAAATGCTTGCATGTGAATCGATAGCCACGTCAAGGGATGGGCGTGGAGGAACCTTTGATTTCTCCCCGGTAGGCGGATCTTGAGTCTCTCCAGACGTAGAAGCTTCCGAGCCTTCCGGTGTGGAGTCTTCTCCTTCCGCACTGAGGTCAGATCCTGGGACCTCCATGGTCTTGGAGCAGTCTGGGCAGAATCCACCTTCCTCTGCTTTCCCCGTGCATCCCGATGTTGCACAACTCGCAGACCGTCTCCTTGAACGTTTGGGAGTCGTAGCAGGCGTCTCTATTTGTTCGCCTTGGTCGTTTAAAACCTTCACAATGGACATATTGGGTTCTCCTGTGTGGTGAGAAATAATCGTCGCATTGTGGCGGCGATTCCGTCAAGACGTTGTTTCAGTTCCGTGGCTGTTATTTTACGGAAAAAATCCAAATGGTCATGTAGCAGCCTATGACACCTGGAGCAAATTGGAACAGCCCGGTGGTCGTGCGCTCTGATTCCCATGCCTATCGGGTTCCCTTGCTCATCGTGACGTGGATGGTGAGGTGCCGAGGAGGTACCTCCACAGAAAGAGCATGGCTTGTAGCGAAGCCATGTTAGGTATTCTGGGTCTTCGCATGCCATGGGAGGGTCACGGCTTGAAGTTTGGTGGCCAAGGACAAAATGCAGCTGGAGAAGTCCGGGTTGCCAGACGTTGATGCGAGAGTCGTTTCGTCCGGTGTTTGCCATCCGTCGATTAGGCGCAATTGTTCTTCGACAACGATACGGGCCCAGTACCCCTGACCATTGCGACCACAATGGAGCGATGAAGATCCTGTCTGAATGTCAGAGAGAATCGATTCGACAATTTGGGATATTGGTAGTTGGTGAATATCCGGGGGTGATTTCCATTCAATTTGCATCATTGCGTCTCCTTGGTCACTAGTTAGTTGCTATCTAGGACGTTGTTCCCAGTGGGTTTTAACAATGGCCTCGCAACTCATATTTCGTGGATGCTGTCCAATTCGCATACAATGCGACTCTGGCAGCGAGGGTCTGTTGTCTCCGTACTCATAATCGACGGCCAGGATCGCCATTCTCATCCCGCAGAGCCAGCACACCCGTAGCTTACGCATCCATTGTAGGATCACGAGGAAGCGTTGTCGTCTGCTTTCCTGATCGCTAGCTACCGCCGATTGCATGGAGCTCTCCTGCTAGGCAGTGGGAGCAAGAACGGCTCCCATCGGCAAAGAAGACCACCACCGCATGATCGAGGCCGCATATGCTACATGTGCGGTCATTGTTAGCAGCTGAGATCATGGTGCGCATGATGGACTCCCATCGATCGAGGTAGTCTCTGGGATTCGCATCTTTCTGACCGGCTACATAGTTTAGAGTTGCTTGCTCAGCCAGTGAGAGAGCTTTGCTTAGCTCTGTGGAGTCCGCGATCGTTCGGTCGTAAAGGGCCGCCAGGCGGCTGTAGGCTTCACGCCAGGCCGTTTTCGCCGCCGCTGTCCGGCGCTCCTGTGCTTCTGAGGGGGGTCTCATCGTTTGTTCCTTCTGCTGCCTCTACGAATCTGAGGGAAGCGCGAAGCGATTCAATCTCGTCACGATAGTGATATTCGGCCCATTCTTGGAACCGCTGTGGTTCCATAAATCGGTGGCCCTCGTAATGTCCCATTATACCCCCTTTGATACGATTTCTTGATATTCGGCTGGAGTGATTTTCCACCCATGTGAGTGTAGGTGTGCAATGAGTCTGTTGGCCGTTTCGAAGCGCAGCTTCAAAGCGGGGATATTTGCTCGAGTTAGACACTGGACTTGTCGGTAGGATGCCAGGCCGAGCGCTTCCCGTTTTTTGAGTGCGCCAATCAGAACAAACGCCTGTTGCTTGGTCAGGCCGTCCGGTATCTTCACGCCTTTGTGAACGAGAAGATCCAGTTGAGACTTAGTGGCAATCGCCCCTCCGAACCGTTCCGACCATTGGACCTTATTACTGTTGATGTGAAGGCATTGGAACGGATCGAGTTCGAAGGTGGAGTATGAGACGTTGGCGATGATTCCCGCCCGCTTGACCACCTCAGCAGCCGCAGCAGCCGCAGCAGCCGCAGCTTTTTGGCGCTCTTCTTCTTCTGCCTCTTTCAGTGCGACGTCGGCACGGATTCCCGGCTTAGATTTGACGATTCTGACTGCGGACTGTAGGACCTCATCGGGATAGTTACCTCCCAGGATATCGCACGAGGTAGCCAGGCGGTGCATGCCTGAATTCCCCGTGAATTCAAGCACTAGACAGTCCTTTTTCCCTTCACAGATACGAAGGCCACGGCCGATGATTTGAGCATGGAGACCCCGGCTCTTTGTTGGTCGTGCCTGTGCGATGCAACTCACTTCGGGGTTGTTGTAGCCTTCTGTGGCGATGCCACAGTTGACAAGTCGCTGGAAACCTCCCTTTGAGAATCTATCCAAAAGAGACCGTCTCAAGTCTATCGGCGTCCCCCCGTCGACCGAGAACGTCGATCCGGGTTGGACACGGTTGAACATTTCGGCGAGACGTTTCGTGTTGTCGACGGACGTGGTGTAGACGATGGTTCGGCGGTCGCCCGCTTCGGCAATGGTCGCACGTACAACGGCGTGAAGAACCTTCTCGACTGCCATGATGGCGTCGAGTTCTGCTGGGCTCAAGTCGCCGGCGACTTCCTTGCAGTGGGACAGATCGATCTCATTGACGTGCACCTGGCGGACCACGATAGGGCACAACCAACCGTCTTTCATGGCATCCGCAATCTCGTACACGTATGCCACGGATTCGAAGACCGTTCCCATCGCGGTTTCATCGGCCCGGTCAGGCGTAGCAGTTACGCCGATAGACTTTGCTTCTGAGAAGTACTTGTAGACCCGCTGCCACGTCGGAGATGGGCAGTGGTGCGCTTCATCGAAAATGATCAATCCGAAGTCGTTGGGACGCCACCTCGTGAGACGGTTCTCTCGAGACAGGGTTTGGATTGAAGAAACGACGATACGCTCACTGCCGGCATAGTAGTCGGACTGTTCAAGTCCGATAAGCTCCCCAGTCGCATCACCGAGCTTGGTGCGGGCTTGTTGCAGCAGTTCGTCCCTGTGTGCGAGCACTAGCACCCGCTTCGAAACAGCGCTCTCGACAAATGGCCATTCGATCGCCGCTTGAACGAAGACGCGGGTTTTTCCGCATCCGGTCGGCATCACGAGAAGGGTAGATCGGTTTGTCTTCAGTTCTCGCTTGATCCCATCGAAGGCGGAAACCTGATATGGACGTAGGGGCTCCGCCCCTTGGAACAGCTCGTCGGTGCTGCTGCAAGGGGCCCCTTTGCTTGGAGAGAAGTCGAGAACGAGTTGCATTAGCCGATCGCAGATACGAGAATGAATGTCCCGTCGATATAGACTCCGGCCTTGTCGCCTTCTGCTAGCAGCTTCTTGTCGTCGACGGATGTCATTTCATAGGCGTTCAGGAATCCCCGTCCGCTGCACGCAATGCACTCCTTGCGGAGCTTCTTAGTACATTTGCACCACGGGCACAGGGAATCGGGCATCCTGACCTTGATATCCTCAACCGCATTTTCCAGCTGCGTTCTGAGGGTGTCGAGATCCAGGGAACTCTGCTTTTCGAGACGACGTGTCCATTTGATAAGTTCGATGATGTCACTTAGCATCGACTCGAGTTCGGTGTGCTCGAAAGTCGATTTTTTGACAACGTCGTCGGGTACCTCGAGTCCCATTGTGTTGATGCGGATATCCTGCTTCTCCTTTTTGGGTACCTTGCGGTTGGCATCTCGAGTCTCGGCCGCGCGAACCGCTGCCACGGTCTTGCCGGTCATTTTTGCTACCCGTTCCCGAGCTTTCGTTTTGGAGCCCTTTGGTCGGCCGACCTTTCGGGGTTCATTGGTAGTCTCGACTTCAGGTGCAGTTTCCTCCGAAGTTGAGGACTCCTCCTCTCCATTCGTATCAATCTCCGGAAAGGTTTGCGCTGGTTTTGGATGTTCCAGCTCCATCAGTCTGGCAATTGCGGCGTCCAGTTCTGGTCCGCTGTGACGACGGCGGATGTTCTCGATAAGTGTAACCTTTTCAAGTTCTTCGGAGGTTCCAGAGATCAGCAGAGCATCAACTCGCTTGACCTCTTCGTTGAGACAAGCTGCCAGGCGGTCTCCTCCTGCTACCAGCTCGTTGGTTTTCTTGTTGACTATGATGGGCTCTGCTGGCTGTCCTCCAGTATCGGCAAAGCTTTTGCCGAGGTCGATTACATGGTCGGCCGCGCGGCGCTTTCCAATGTCACCCGGAGCCTTGATTCTTGCTACTGGGATCGTCTTGAATCCGTATCGTTTTATCATCAACTGTCTCCCTGTGTTGTCGTATGCGGTGGTGTGGCGAAATGCATTTCCATCCGCGTTGTTCTAGTAGTTGTGCCAGTGTGGCTATGCTAATGAAGCCATTGAAAGCTGTTGGCTCTCCTGTGTCGATAAGAAAGCCGGGCTCAGTAACGACAAGCCTTCCATGATGGCTGTCGTGGTAATAGATGGGGGACGGTCCAGGCTCGACGTAGACGAGTATCGGTGAAGGAGCCGGAGGAACGGACATAGGGCTCATATCTACGCGTTCCCGCTGGTGTCGAGGACCTCTCCGTCCTCCAGAATTACAGCCCCTGGGTCGCCATCGCCGACGCGTTCGATCCAAACCTGGTAGCCTCGTTCGTGTGCCATTTCTGCGATCTCGCGCATGGCGGTTTTGTCAAGTAATGATGCGTCAGGGAGAAGGATAACGCCCAGCTTGGGGTGGAGGGCGCAAGCGATCGAGAACGAGATGCGGCGTCTCTCTGATGCTGAGGCTTGAGAGAACGGAAGTCCTCGGTAGGTAACCTGTCCGTCGGCAATGCTAAGTTCTGGAACTGGCCAGGCGGCTTCCTCGAGGAGCGTCTGCTTTTGGGAATCGATGGCCTCGATTGCCTTGGTCATACCCGCTGCTTCACGTTCCAGTTCCGTGCAGCGCTTCGATTCTTTCTCTCGACTGTGCTTGGCACGTACAAGTCGGTTGGTCATTTCTGCAGTAGAAAGTTTCTCGTTGACTATATCGAGATCTGCTTCTGGGCACTCATCCAAAGCCTTCTGTGCAATTGCGAGCTTGGCCTTGGCTTCGTTGGCCTTGTCCTCGAGGTTTTGGATAGTCTGTTGTAGATCGCTGACGCTCATTCTGATTCTTCCACGCCTGACGTTTTGAGCAGTTAGTCGTTCGTGCTCAGTAAGCAATTGGCCAATATGAACTTCTTCGTCAGGGGCATTTACGCATTCGCGTGGAAAGTCTGCAATTCGTGTCTCCAGGACCTTGATAGAGCGATTGACCTGAGTACGCTCCTCGTAGAGGCGTGCGCGTGTCTGGTCAAGCTCGGTGAAGTCAAGGCCGAGCATCTTTCGCAGTACCTCGACTTGTTTCTTCTCCTCCAGTCGCTCGAAGGCGATAGGGTCAAATGAGATCTCAGAAAACAGCTTGTTGAGGATCTCCTGTGGGGATTTTTGTGGGGTACCGTCGGCCGTGCGGACTACGATTTTCTCGAGCCTCTTTCCCTCTCGTTCTATCGTGAGGTCGCCGAGGGAAATCTTGAAATTCCCCGTAGGTTCTCCTCGGCGCACGGGCTCCTCTGGAATCGCTCGGGCTCCGCGAAACGCCATCTCGATGCAGGCGAGGACCGAGCTTTTCCCTTGGGCGTTGTCGCCGCCAAGTATCACGACAGGGCTCTCGGGGTCAGGCTCGATACGGACAGCCTTTAGCCGAAGGACGTTGTGCGCCTCGAGGGAAACTATACGTAGTAGTTTCTCGGTCTTGTTATTGTCATTCTGTATCATTTCTGCTCCTCTGGTGGTTTCTTGGGTTGTGGTTCTGCCATCCATGCTGGCTCCGGCTCTGGTACAGGCACCTCACCATTTTTGGCAGCGGTAATCAGCCGGGCGATCTCGGCGCAGCTCAGCTCTCGGAATCCTCCGATAGGTGCGGAACCGCGCATCATTCCATTCACCCATACCAGCTTTCCCCGTTTTTTCGCTACCGCAGCCTGTTTGTCGCCCAGTTTGGATACATCCCCCCATGGGGAAAGTGCGTCTAGAGCACTGTTCAGCTCGCGCACCTGTTCTTCGGTTGCCATTCCAGCGGCTGTCCCCAGTGCATTTGTCGTAGGAGGGCTAGTTGGTGGGGGGGTAGCGGACTTGGTACTATCCGTGTTGGTCGACGTTGGCGGCGTCGGTTTTTCGTTCTTTTTGGCGTGCTGTTCATTGGCGATAGCTACCAGCTTCTCGACCTCTTCAGCGGTCAAGGATTCCGAGCTGGGAACCTTGCGCCCGAGAGCAGTTTCGCACCACTTTTGGATAGCAGGTCCTTGGACGACTCCGATGGAGTCGAGGGCTTTCCATAGCGGTTGCAGCGGGTCTTGGGGTATAGCCTCGTTCCCTGCGGCCTGATTACCGTCGTCGTCGTACTCGCTGGCGACGTTGAGGAGACCAGAGATTAGGTATCTGCGCACGTAGGTCAGCAGGCGTCCGAAATCCTGGGGATCATCGCGAAGGGACCCCACTCGAGCAGAGCTGCGCATCCATTGTCCGGATGAATGCAATAGCCAAACGTCACAGATGCCGTCCAGGCTAACTGTCGATGTTATTGACAGTCCGTTTTCAGAGAGAGCAGGTACTGTAGCCGCTAGAACGCTGTCCAGCGTTGCATATTGAAATTGATATTTTTCTCCCCGTTTGGTGGTAACGACTACCGTTCGATTCTTTTCAATTGGGGCAAACTTGCCTTGTGCTGCTGCTAGTGCCGTGATGAGTTTGTCGATCTCTGGGCTACGAGATGGAGATACGTTGTCGATCTCTGGACTGCGATATAGTGACGTGGTTTGGGTCGTTGGTGCGATTGGGGTCGTATCAGTCATTTGTTATCCATTGGGTTGAAGGTGTTTCGGTAAGGAAGCCAGGAAAATAGGCTTACTGATACGCCATGCACTGGACAGCAGGTGATGGCGAGTCCGCGAAGCCTGCACCAGCATTGCTCAGCGTATACCAATGCGTTCCATCCCTCGATTGTTACTGATGGAAGGATTCTTGGCGGTTTGTGTTCTTCACAGAGAAGATCTCTGTTCCAAGTTCCATCTTTCTCGTGATCGAAGACGCCCACGGCTTCGTGTCCGCATATCGAACACGGCAAAAGCATGGTTGGACTCATAGTGCCTTTGGCTTTCCCTGTAGGACGTATGGAAGAAGAGCCATCAGCTTGGCCTCACGCAGTTCGGTATCGGACATCTCTACGAGGTACGAGTGGGACACGAGAGGAGCGGGTGAGCATCCGATGAGGATCGCGCTTATCCATGGGCGTTCGGCCGCGAGAACCTGCCGGGCCCCATGTTCGTTAGGGGCCACTGCAGAAAACTCGACCCTATCAACACACAGGAAGTGCCACCGCTGTGCATTCGGGCAGAGAAGCGATGCCAGTTGTTCTTGACGAGTACGCTCCGTTCGGCCCAGTCTCCAGTTCTCGCTACGCAGCCGTTTGGCGTAATGCTCGAGCGCTTTCGTGGTGTCGGGATTCATGGCTACTCCTTTCTATCTTCTGCATTCCTTAGGCGGGTACATTGGCACTCGCCTAAGGAATTTCTCTAGTAACTACTCGCAGCGAACGGACAGCTTTCCGAACGCTCGACACGCGTACACTTCCTTGGCGTCGTAGCACTTGTGGTTCTGGTTGGCTTCTCGCCATGTAAGCATGGGCTCGCTGTCGTGGTCTTTGAGGACTACCCGGCCGACTGAGCACGATGGGATGCCCGCGAACTTCGGGTCTGTGGTTGTGGTTTTGGATGGATTCTTGATGGTGGCGGGCAGGTCTTTGGTGGGGACGAACTTCCCCTTTTCTGCGGCAACGACGTTGCTCGAGACGAGGATTACAAATGCGACTACGAGGATCTTCATGGTGTGCTCCTTGTTATGGGGTTGGAATTATGGTCTCTTTGATCTCGAAAAGCTCTGTCTTGTCCAGGGAACGAATACTGTTACATGCCATTTGCACCAAGTAATGAACACTGGAGACAACGTTGATGAGATATGGCAATTGCTCCATGTCTACTATGTGGGTGATTTCCCCATTCGTCTCGATGCAAGACTCTCTGCCGTCGAATGGATGGGAAATTTTTGCGTGGAACAGCCATACCTCCTCCTCATGTCCAGAAGCACCACTAGTAAGGCGTCCAAACAGTTGCCAGGCATGGATACGATCTGGAGAGTCGAATATACCTTTGGTTTCTTCGCGAAATTCCCGTTCCATTGCATGCATGGGACTTTCGTTATCTTCGATTTTTCCACCGATTCCGTTGAGTCTTCCTTTCTGCCATTCCGGATGGTTCTTAGCGATCAGCAGGACGCGGCGATAATAAGAATCAAACATAAATCCAAGCACGTAGTTCTTCACTATGGTCTCCTTTCTTGGGCTTTCCGCCCGTGGCTACCCTCGAGAGATCGGGGGCAGCCATCGACGCGAAAGCTACGCAGCCTTGGCGAGCACCACGCCAGCCTCTTTTTCGAGGTCCAGGCGAGTCTCGATATCGGTTTCCGGCTGCTTGGCGACCCACGAAATTGCATTTGACCAGCGCCACGTCGTGTTCCCTGGGGGCAGCTCCTCGACGTCGGGCCGGTTAAACGCTTCGCCCACCTTTTCAGCGATTCCCTTCCCCAGCCGCTTGCGCAAATCAGCCAGCTTGGTCTTGGCGTCGATGTTTTCCGACGCGGCGGCGGTCAGAAGCTGGGCTGTTTCGGCGATTTTGGCGTCGGAAAGAAAGACGTTGGCAGTATCGCGCATAGCGGAAGAGGTAGCCTCTGCATCTAGCCGCATCGTGCGGTCGCTATAGGTAATGTCCTCCGAGAGGCGCGCTCCGAGGTGGATTTGGCGCAGCCCAGTCTCGAGAACGGCTCCGTTATAGCACCAGAGACGCATCGCGAACATGGAGATGGACTGGGCTCCGCGGCCGTAGTCGGAGTTGGACCACGATAGTCCCAGGACCACGAATTCGCCCGGAGCGATTTCTGTCACGCGGGGAATCAGGATACGGACACTCGCTCTGGTGTCCGTGACGATTGCATCTGTGACAAGCGCTCCGACTTTGTTGGAGACGCCGAGAAGCGTATCGAGGCCAGGCCGGCAGTCGACGCGTCGGAATTTGTCGCTCAGGAATCCGCGCATTTGGCCATTGAGACTGCGCACCAGGAAGCGATTGTCTCCGAGAACGTTTGCGGCGTGCTCGGTAAGGGACCGAGCGAGCAGGGACGACGCCCAATTCGGGGCCTGGTCTGCAGGAATGAATGCGCCATGTTTCTGGCGTTGTTCTTCCTGGTTTCTTGCAATAGCGCGAGCCTCGTCCTGCAGGTGACGGATGTACGCCATAGACATCCCGCATTTGTCGGCGAGCTGGGTCATTGCATTGCTGTGAATGGAGCCGTCAAATCCGTACCTGACGACGATTTCACCCTCAGGGGCCTTTTCGAACACCATGGCGCCCCCTCGAGAGATGGTGTCCTGAGGAACCTCGGTCATGATGCGCTCGATGGCGTTTTCGGCCCGGTCGCGGGACTTGGCGATATACGCCTCGAGACGGGCAATGGCTGTTTCTCGGTTGTGCTGAGTGGTTGCGATAATTGGTTGCATGGGTCTACCTTTCCGTGGTGGTTAGGTGCCGTACACTGTCTCGGCTCCCATGGTGCCCATCTCGTGGAGGTGAGCACGAGCGAAACGAGACCTACTGATTGACGTGGCATCTTACGAGGCCGTCGGCCCACCAGCTCTCGATATAGGACCCCACACATGGGTTTTCGGCAGTTCCCGCATCGGGCACTGGTTGGCAGAAGACCGCGTCTCGCGGGTGGTAGACGACTTGCTCGTATCCCTCCGCGCAGAGACCGGCGTCGACGGCCAGTGTATCCGGCAAGGTGTCAATCGGTCCTGCGTCAGGCTGGCACGACGATGGGTTTTCAGTTTCTGGGCAGTCGCACGGAGGGGACATCCCAGCCCGGCTACAGCCAAGGAGCGCGAGCGTGGTAGCGAGAAATACTGTTCTGCGCATCATGGTAGGGACCTTTCGCTGGAAGAAAAAGAACGCGGTTCGTGCCAAAAGAGCACAGGGAGAGACACGAACCGCGCCAGTGGCAGCACCATTGCTCCACTAGAATCTAAGAGTTTTCGCTGCCCTCGTTGTTGCCCTCGTTGTCCTTGTGGACGTCCGTGTCCTTGGGGTGGACGATGGTAGGCGAGATTGTGCGCTCTCGGGCCTGCAGCCACTTGACGCGCGATCGGACTGACTTTTTGAAGTCGGTGATTTCCGGATCGTCAGAGGAACAGTAGTTGCTTACCTGCCATCGGAAGCCGGCGGGAAGTAATCCCACCTGATGGTGTCTGTACGGAGGGCTTCCGAACTGTGAGTGGACGAAGGTTCGGTTGAGCTTCGCGAGTGGCGCCTCTTCGCCCTTGGGGCCCTCATTGTTGAGGGTGAATGAGCATGTAACTGGGGTTTTCGGCTGAGCTTCGTCACACGCCAGCCCAGTGGCGATGATGTCAGGGCAGTCTCCGTCCATATCCTGGTAGATACAGACGCGTAGAATGAGGTTTCCTGGCAGAAATTCCGTAATATCTGATGTCATAGCAAATCGCATGGTGTCTCCTTGTTGGGTTGGTTTCGGTCCGCTCCACTCTCGAGCCGTCGAGGGCAGAGCGCGCCGAAGCGCGCGGTGCTACTTGGAGTTGAGTGCCGCGAGAATGGCGTCGCAGGTGGCGTCGTCGATCAACTCACCTCCGCAACGAGGGCAAACCACGGGGTTGGTGTCACTGGTTGTTTCGACGTCTGTCGAATATCCACATTCGGCAGCGCAGGTGATCGTCTGGACTGTGCAACCAGTTGCCTCGTCATCCTGGTCTGCAGGCTCCGGGCCGTCGTCGCACGTGGCATCGGACAGGATGGCGGCTATTTTGCGTGCCTGGGCTTCAGATCGACAGGCGATGTGGGTGGTGATGTTGCGCTCTCCAATTCTGCGCGTGCTGCCCTCGTCGCGAGTCATTGTCTCTACGTCGACATACCAACGACCGCAGACGATCGACCATGCGGCGGTCGCGCTGACAACCAGCGGTCTTGGCTCTGTACCCACGAGTGGTCGCTCGTCCGTACGCTCAACGATTTGTGTTTTCGTCATAATGCCCTCCGTTACAGCCATGCTTTGGCTGCAGAATCCAGATCGTCTCGGTCAGTGCGGTGCAGTGCAAACCGGGCCGCCACGGAGCGCCCCAGTCCTGTGTCGTCGGGAAATCCCGAGTCATTGGTCTCACAGATGACGGCCCGGCAGCCTTTTGATCGCACTGTACATCCCGCGTTGTAGGCGAAGTACGCCAGAGCTGCTCGCTGTGCTCGTGCTGCAGAGTCTGATGACAGCTGAGGTAGAGTGATGTAGTAAGTCATGGCATCCTCAGTTGGCTTGGCAGCGGTGAGCCTAGTCGCTGTAATCGTGGACAAAGCCCTTTTGCGTCAGCTCAGCTTCGAGCGTCAGTGGAGTGTAGGTAGAGCGCGACAGAGCCAGCTTCCACCCGTAGCTATGGCGCGTACCGTCTTTCCAGACCACCGAGAACTGACGCAGCAGTGTACCGTCGGACATGAGTCGATACTGCGTACGTCGCTCGGATAGTTGGAGGTCTGTATTTAGGGTCCCCTGTGGTGGATTGCTCGTGACCTTGACCATGCACAGCACGGCATGTCCATGGACGCCTAGGCGTGCCATTACCGACCCTCCTGTGTGCTTTTTATCGCCCTTGGGGGAGGGGCACACTCGTACCACTCGATAGAGAGACGATAGGCGCCATGGCTCGCGAGAGCTGTAACGACGCGCTCCGCCGCCTCAAGTGACCCCAGTCCCTCAGCATGCACCATCGGCATTGTGGAGTAACCGCCTGGCGTTGGTTTCACTGCGTAAACACGATATAGCGTCATGATGTCCTTTCTTTTTTTGACAGCTACCGGCTAGCTCGGCTGCGATGTCGGTCATAGGTAAAGCATACTGCGTACCAAGCAGGTAAAGCATACTGCGTACCAAGCAGGTAAAGCATCGTAAGTACGCAGAATCGCTAGCCTACAATCCGTGTCGTCCCTACCACGACCCCCGAGCCCCCAAGAAAGCGACGAATTACGTCACTTTTGGTACTAAAACGGTATGAAAACGATGCATACCTCGCAAAGTTTGCGGACCTGGCACGCCAGAAAGGACCCTCTATCCCGCCAGAGCCCCAGCCCTCCACAGCCTATAAGCCTATAGCGTCCAAACCCCTACACCAGTAATACCTACTGAAGTACCAGTAGACGATCCCTCATTAGCCATCTGAGGTCTCTGCTCTTGGTCCGGTCCGGTCCGATCCGGTCAGCTCCGGTCCGGTCCTATGCGATTACCGCAGGTTAGGAGGTGACGAGGTGCGGTGAGGAGGCCGGCCGGAGGCCCGGAGGACGGCCCGGAAGGGCCGGGGAATGTCTCCCGGAAGGCTGTCTCAGACCCGCGCGCGCTGTCAAGCCTTTTCGTCTTCCGGCAGGGTTTCTGCGCGGCTTGCGCAGATAAACTCCGCGTCAGTTCAATGATTACGCACACTTACGGCCACGACGCATAGCTGAACCTGCGTTCAGTGTGTCTGCGATTCCTTACATCGTGTCTGCAAAACGGGACGGTGTCGTAAAACCCCGGCATTCTGTCTGCTTAGGCAGACAGAATGGCCTTGTATGCAGGACGGCCGGAACAGAGGTATCCTTTCGGAATGGCCCTCGTAGGACTGGTACGTTGCACCTCGGTAGGCAGACTGCTTGGCGTGTCAAAGGAAATGGTCGTTCGACTGGCGGAACGACTCGGAATGCCAATCATCAAGGCGAGCACTATCGGTACGCCCGGCCGGACCGGAGACAGGACGACGTCACCCAGATTCCTCTCCCTCGAGAATGCCGTTGCCCTGTGTGAAGCGATGCTTCCCAAGATGGCCAACCGGCTGGCAGCGCAGCGCGCGCGTCGACAGCTGAACAGGCTGGAGCTTGACGTACGACGCACTACAGCCAACGTCAGGCACGAGGTCGTGGCGGAGAACCAGGGGGGTACCGGAGCGGACGAACCCAGTACAGAGACACGCCCTACCCCTCCTCCGGATAAAATCCCCATCCCGAACCTCTAACGCAACGCCCCGTGATGTAGCTCACTTCCCAGGTGTCCCGGCTCGTGTTACGGTTGCAGCGAAAGGGGGCAACATGGCAAACGAGCCACGCGCCGAGCGTTCTGGTATTAGCGGTCTAAGCACTGAATGTTTGATTGAGGCCTACAATACGGAGGTAGAAAGGATGGGGGCACAGCCGACTCCAGGGGGCGGGTCTCCATTTCGGAAGCTTCTGACGGCCTCTGAGTATCTCTCCACGAATGGGGACACTCTTGGCATCAATGTTTCGGTGGCACAGACAGTTTCGTTCTTCGGGCAATGGAGGATACACGAACAGCAGCTGCTTCACGACGTATGGCGCAGGCTTCAGACTATGGGGCTAGGCTCGACTGAAGCGAAGAAAGATCTCAACGTACGTCTCACGGAGAAATGCGGAATGTGTGCGTGCTGGAACAAGCGACCGGAATGGAATGGCTGCTCGCTCAGTTTGATTCAGAGTACAGAGCCGAATCAGCCGGCGTGTTCCATGTGGGCTTCGAAAGCTTCAGCCTCGCAGCCTACGGAAGTAACGAAAACGGCGGAAGGCACGATGCGCTCTATCGAGGTTCCCGTGGTTCGCGGGCCGGATATGAACAAGGTTCGTAGTTGCCTGTCACGACAACTGTATCAGAGGAGCAATATCAAGTAGAACCCTAAACACCCTAAAGGTCACCCTGTCCTATCGTGAGCGCAAGAGCAAGGACCCTTTCTGTGGGGCGCACCCAACTCTTGAGCAGCACGTGGATGTAATTAGGAATGGTGGAGACTGCGGAGATCTTTACGACCAGCTCAAAGAAGAGGACGACGATGACAGCGAATGACGTTGAGCCAGAGACCGATTATGTGTGTGAGCACAGCACGAAATTAGCTGTGTGGCGCACGTGGGCCAGGAAACTCCTGGGTAAGAAGGTATTCGACGGGAAAGAGGGATACGATCCCGCCCTGATGGAGCAGTTGGAGAATAAACTCAGCGAGATCGGGCGGCTTACAGAATGGAAGCAGAGCGCGCTTTTGGTACTTCGTGAATGGGAACCCATGCACGATTTTGTCAAACGGCACGGGGGAGAGCTTGGGGCCTCAATTGCCAGTGAGACGTGCAGGATTGTCGCCCTGCTCGAAACCGAGATTGAACAACTGAAAGCAGAAATGGAACGTCGATATGGCAAATCCGCCAGTAGCAACGACTGTCTCGGATGTGGCAAGCCGGGAATCGGTATCGGCTACTGCAAGACATGCCATGAGGGGCTCCGATACAAATGACTGAAAGTATAACGTGCACGTTTTGTTCCAAACACGCTAATGACCTGTCTCCCGACGTTGGGACGATGTGTGGTAGACCCGCTACCCAAATTATCTATTGGCGTGACGGTCGCTGGTCACTAGCGTGTAAACGGCATGGTTACTCTGTCCTCAATCAGATGGCCAAGAAGCTTGTCTTGAGAGTCAAGGACCTCGGTATTGCCTGAGTTGGGCAAATCCGAGAAGATTGGAATAGAGGATATGACGAAAGAAGTCGAGCAGCGTGTTCTGCAAATACTGTGGACATCTGCGCAGTCTGAATTTACGAAAGGATGACCATTATGGACATGAGGGAACGGCTACTCAAGGTAAAAGACTTCGTCTCCGCCTGCCCAGATCCGGTTGTGAATCGCGAAGACATCGGATCGGTGTGGTGCAGAGGCTACACCTTCACGTACTTTGGAATAGAGGATATGACGAAAGAAGTCGAGCAGCGTGTTCTGCAAATACTGTGGACATCTGCGCAGTCTGAATTTACGAAAGGATGACCATTATGGACATGAGGGAACGGCTACTCAACTCACAATATCGACGACTTATCGGGATTCCATCAGATCTAGTTGCGGCCGAAGATGAGGTCGAACAGATTCTGTCCTTCGCAGCATCCGAGGTCGCACTTGCCCAGGAGCCGTGGATAGCGGAGCTTGACCGTCTTCGCTCCCAGGTGGCTTCTCTTGAATCGGAGCGTGCTCGCGCTATCGAGGCCATTGACGGCGAGCTTGGTCCAGACGACGATCCGATAGTTGAGGCTTGCAAGCAGTTCACTAAGGCAACACGACTTCTCCCTGAAAACGTGCTCGATCCTGACTGTGGAACGTTGCCAGAGTCGGTTGCGAAGCTGGTCTCTGCGTACAAAGACGTCGACAAACTAAAGGATCAGGTCGCCTCCGAGGCCGCTGAGAAGCTGACTTCTGCAAGCAAAGACATCGACGCGCTATTGGACAAGGTCGCCTTTCAGGTCGCTGAGCTAAAGGCAAGTAATGAACAGGCCAAAGCAAACGAGAACCTGGCCAGGAACGTAAGTGCATTCGTGCGTTTTGTCGACAAGTTCTCGCCTGACACGAATCACGAGGGTAGAAGTCGTCTCGAAATCGCCATGAGAATTATGGAAGGACAGCGTGCGATTATTACGCGGTATGAGCGGCATTTGCGCGCTGCTGGACTGATGTCATCGCCGGAAAGAGATGATATTTGAGGAAAGGGCTATCCGCATGACCTCAGAGACCAAAACGGAAACTCTAAGACGGAAAATCGAATCAGCCATCAACCAGATGAGCGCCGAAAATGGCAGCAACACTCCCGACTTCATCCTTGCTGAGTATCTGACCGACTGCTTGGCCGCTTTCGACAAGGCGACGATGGCTCGGGATCGGTGGTACGGGGTCCCTTTGCGGCCAGGTTCCAGATTAGCCGGGGATGGAACCTCACCCGATCTGGCCAAAGCCGATGAAGTACTGGTCACGCTCCAGGGTACAGGGAATGACGGTGAAATCGCAAAGGCAGTTGTGATTATTCGCACCGAACTGGATCGAAGAAATGCTGTGATTTCTCAGCTAACTTCGCAGCTGGCCCATTCTCAAGAGGCTGGGAAACAACTGTCAGAGCTGATTATGTTTCTCAGCGATCCAACTACTCCAGACGACGCGATCAGAGTCGCATTGAATGGAATTCATGAGAACCTTGTAGCCGCCGCCAAGAAAAAGGGGATTGAGATATGACCGTTAGAGATGGTAGGACCATTGGCGAGAAGATATCAGACCTTCTCTGGAGCATTTGGATCCCTGATTACGAGGGTGGCGGCCCGTGGTGGAGGAATTGGCAGGCCCAATTTATGTGGCACGTTCGTCGTGTCTGGTACTGGGGTAAGAAAGTCCCTTGCTCGTGCCCAGGGTGCGACGAATATGTCTTTGCAGCGTCGGCGTCTGGCATGTGCGGATCTTGCTTGAACGAGGACTGTCAACACGAGGACTGTTCCTATGACAAACCACGGCAAGGTATCTGAAGATCCATTGGACGACCCATCTTATCAAGAATGGCTCGACCGAATTTCACAGGATTGCAGGGCTGAGGTCGGTAATAGGCCCTGCGGAGGATGCCAGTCTGGAGGAATGTGCGATGGGGATTTTCACAGCGCGGACAAACGCGGGACCGATGATGACCATGACGACTATTACGATGAAGACCTCGATTATGACGATGATTCCTAGAAATCTGGGTATCCTGTAAGGACGGAGGAGAAAATGAGAATACCACTTGAATGGACAGGTTCAGATATGTCGCAGAGTCAGCGAACAAACTGGATTCCTAGGCCCCCGGAAGCGACGCGGGCATGCATCGACATAGGATGGACAGCTGTCAACAGTCCAAAAGGAACCCTGGGAATCGAGGTCGCAAATCACAGGAAACCTGGAGTTCCCGGAGAGGAGTACGAAATAGACATCAAAGTGCATCCAAACGAGACCTCTGGAAAAACTATAATCGACGGTATCGTCACCTCTGCAGATGGTATCGCCATGGTGTACACACGGCAAAGTGGTGGGGCTGGCGATGTCTTTACAGACTCAACTTGCGTCGTCGGTACGTTCCCAACAATCACATGGACGCTTTAGCTATGCCTGGAAACGAGTGCCCGAGGTGCAAGAGTCCGTGCTCTGTGCGGTACCGAGAGGTTCCTAAGGGGAAGTGGGCACAGCTCGTATGCGGGAAGTGTATTCAAGATCTTGGATTGCCTCCCGGAGGATTCGGCGGAAAAACTCCCATCGAGCTTGCCAGGAAGATCGCTGTCGGGCTCGCATCGATGAGGAACCTTCATGAAAGGGAGAATCGTAATGGAAATCAAGGAATGGAAATACGGAGGAAGGGACGCTAACGGAGACGTTATCAAGATTCCGTTCACCGAAGAGGAAAAGCGACAAAATGAAGGGATGTCGCTTGCGATGAAGTTGGCCCACGATAACGCAAAAGAGAACGGACTTGGACGGGACAAAGGCGGAACTGGCAGTATCCCATGTCCGAATTGCAAGACTGGAATTCTTAGCTACTCGGTCTCTGAATTCAATGGCCACATGTGGGCCGTGTGCTCGACCAAGAACTGCTGCGCGTGGATGGAATAGCCATGCCAGGAATTGCATCGATTTTCATTACGCTTACCCTGCTATATCCGTGCGAACCATCAACAGATAAGGAGTCCAATGGACAACGAATCCCAAAATGTCAACATCCCGCTACAGTCGACTCAGCCGTCGGAACGCATGATGCAGTTTTTCGAGTGCGCCAACATGCCACTCGACGAACAGGTGATAGCTGCTCCAATAATGGTTGTGGCGGAGGTTGTCGTTATCTCGATCAATGCAGGACCGGAGCGCACCGTCGCGCTTCGAAAGCTGCTCGAAGCAAGGGATGCCGCTATAAGAGCATTGAGAGCAAGGTAATTCATGCGCTCTCGAGCGCGGCTAGGCATTGGGGACACAAAGTCGATGTGCTGGCCGCTCTCGCCATGGCCGAATCGAGTTTTCGACCTGGGATCGTGAACAGGAGGACCGGAGCGGTCGGTCTTCTCCAGATTTTGCCTGAAGGTGGGGCAAATCCATGGGGGTTCACCAAAGAAGAGTTGAAAAACCCATGGCTCAACGCCGACCTCGGGGCGAGATACCTTGCACGGTGCCTGACAGTGTGCAGATCTATCGGAAAAGCACTCGGCCGGTACCACGGTAACAAGCAGGGATGCGTAGAGGACGAATTCTCGAGGAGAGTCGTCTCGATAATCAACAACGAAAGGGAAAGCTAATGGAAAGGCCAAAAGGTATACCACGTACAGAACATCAACAGTGGAACGAGGTGATTAACCTTATCAACGAGCACTGCCAGTTATCTGGTCAAGTACAGCTTTCACAGGCGATTGAGCAATACAAGGAAATCGCTGTGGATACCTACAAGCACATCGCCATATCTGAGGCGAGAAGCGCAGCCTCAGTAAGGGACATGTTTGCGAACGAGATGAAGCGACTCCGGGAGATTCCGGAAGAGACAACGGAACAAGCCGATTTCGAGCAAGCTCGCGCTGAGATGGGATTCGACCCAGCCTTCGACCATCCTCTCTCCTTCAAACAGGCCACTGGTCTTGCCAACGCGGCTATCAAAATCGTGAGAGAGCGCGAGGTAAGACTGCGCGCCAAGGTCATGGAGCTGGAAAAGTCAAGTTCCCTCGCTATAAAGGCTGAGGAGGAGATGGTGCAAACGATGCGCCAACTGGTAGCGACAATTAGAACCCAGCTAATTGTCTGGCATCCAGAACTGGCTGAAACCATACCGAATTATAAATGGATAGGAAATGGGAGTTCACATGCCTGACAATGTAAACGAGAGCGGTCCAACTCAAAACCGCTGCCAATGCGGAGTAGCTCTGAATCCAAGCCGACTGAGAATCTGCAAGTCATGCGGAGGAAATCTGTGCAAAAACTGCTGCAGGGCTGCCAGGGGACTGCCCCAGGAATTACAGAAATTGCTCAAGAACGAATCGTGCGAAGACTGCGACCTGCGCGCAACCTGTTACCTTTCTCACTATGGAGATCCTGTATCGGTTAGCACCAACGGGGAACTCTATCCGATACCGAGAACGAAAGAGTGGGAGAGAGAGGATGAAGCGGGACCGTATGATTACTTGGAAGAAGCCGTACGGGCCGATATCGCCGAGGAGGTGGAGAAGGCGAGGGATAGGGAGAACGAGAAGTGGGAATGGGCCCCGAAATACATCGAGAAACTGCTTATGGTGATAGGGGCACAGGAAACTCGCATCACCGAACTGGAAGCAATGGCGATCAAAGCTTCGGTGCCTACTGGAAAGGCCCAGGAGAAACCTCTCGCCGACGGAGTCGAGAAGCTACTGACAATATGCTCTCCGAAGGATGGAGAAACCGTTGTGGACAGCGCTATCAGAACCATCAAGGAGCTTTGTGATCTGACGATCAAGATGGAATTGGAGCTGGAAGCGCAAAGAAAGGCCCGAGATCTCGACGCCAAGATGGGATGGAGTGGAATCCAGGAGTGTAGAAAAACACTGGTAGACTATCTGCGTGCAAACGGCTGGGAAAGGGAAGGGATAGAAACGCCAGAGGAGGCCATACTCAGGGTTCTTGGGAAGTTACAGCGCGAATTGGCAGAGTCGAAGTCGCCAAAGGACGGTATTTGTCCCCCAACATCTCCGCCGTCATCCGATTCGGTCATTGACTTTGAATGATGGGGTGAATATCGTCTGACTGTTCTTGCTGAAGGTTGGTATCACCGCAGATGCTGCCTCGTGTCCCTTTCCACGAGGCGGAGGCATACCCCGCCGTACAATGTACGCGCGGGGTTTTGTCTGTCTGGACTGAAAATGTGGTAACGTTACGTGTAGGGAGTGAAATAAAGGGGAAATGTCCAAAGACCTAATCCCCAGCCCGGCTGAAATCATCCTTGCGAAGCAGTTTGCCAAGGTGATGGAGAGAAATGTAACCATTACCGCTGCTGCAATGCAGGCTCCTGCTCTGAAACGCGACAAAAAGAGCGGATCCCCCATCCGACCAAATGGCATGAGTGACGAGGAATACAACGTCATCTGCGATGCGATGCTTTCCTCCAAGGATTCCCCGGCATATCTGCAGGCGGCGTTCCGTATGACCGAGGTGGCGCAGAAGATTGCGGGTAGGATGATGGATGTAGACCCACCTGTGGCTCGTAGGGTGATTTACACCGTTGAGCCCAAGGAATACCCCGTACTCGATATTACTCCCAAAAAGACGGAGCCAGAAAGATGAGCGAAAACGATAGGTTGAAGACGCCTGTATCAAGTCGTCAGCCTCCGACGCCGGAATCGGCTCTTCGATGGCTACAACTGGAAGTCCACCCGCTCCTGATGGAGCTGCGTAAGAGGTTCAATCAGGTTCTTGCGGTATACGACGACCATACGGAGCTGACTGCAGCGTCTCGGGCGGCTGCAAACCAGCATCCCTCTGCCGCTATCAATATCGACGATGGAACCCTCGTTGGGAACCTCGCCGGCATGGAAACCTTGCTGGCAGCCATTGCTTTTCTGGACCAGCTCAATTCTGACAAGGTAGCAGTCGACAGCACAGACCATGCAGCAGCAGGAGCTGCCTACCTTCTCGATAAGCTTGCTAATAGCGGGAACGTTCAGTTTGCACTCGAGACCGCCGGTGGCCTTCGGCGCGTAAAGGGAACTGTGAACATACCTGGGGGGCTCACGCTCACAAGCGCGGTTCCTCTATCCGACACTCCAGGTGGCGATCCTGGCCTATATCTTGGAACCGAGGCGGCTGCGAAGGATCATAGACACCCCAAGGAAGATCCTGTTGTCGAAGGAGCGTACCTGTATACGGCCTACATCGTCGGGTCTATTTGGACCGCGTGCGAAACCGTGTTCGGAGGCTACATTCACCCCTGGAACAACGGTTGGACTGAGACCGCGCTTGGATCGGGTGTCTGGAACCGTGATGCGGTTGGGGCTGTCACGGAGGCTGGAATTGTGGCGGCGTTCTTTGACGGAGTCACCCCAACACTTGGAATGCGGGTGTTCTCGACGTACTCACCCTCGGCGCCATGGCGCATGTTCGATGGGATCTACGTCGTTACAGATCTCGGATCGGAGTCAACCCACGGTCAGGTCACCAGGGCAACCGACCTCGACGAGTCTTCGGAGTTCGTGGTCCAAAAGTGTGTTCAGGTGACAGGCGGAAACTCGACACCCAATCACCTGTTTCGCTACGACGGGCCCGCCCTCCCAACTGTCGACACAGATCCTTTGACCTGGACCGATCTGGGCGTTGTCACACCGCCGGCCGGCGATCTGTTCGAGCTTCTGACGTCCATGCAGCTCACGTCAGAAGGTGCATCGACAGAAGAACACGAGCAAACCCTGGTAATCGACGTCGGCGATGGGGAAACGGCGTTCACCGAAACGTTCTCTACTCTTGACAATACGCCAGGCGTCGCAGAGTACCCCGCGGGCATGACGTCGTTTCGTGCGATGGCTTATGCGACCGCGGGCTCTTCAGGAAGCGAAACAACGCTCACGGCCAGGCTTTACAAGAAGCCTCTTTCCGGCCTGTCAACTCTTCTCGTTGAAGCAACAAGCCTGGACATCACGGCGACGGCGGCGACGATTGTAGAATGGCAGAAGTACGGTGCCACGCCGATCTCGATGAACCCTACCGACAAGTTTCTGGTGATCTGGAATGCGACCACCACCAGCACAACTCCCGTAACGGTTCATCTGATCGACAACAACTGGCAGCGCTCTACTCGCGTGCGCACGACCGTACAGATGGCCACGGAAGGTGCTCCAGCATGGAACGATATCGTTCCAACGGGGTCGGCGACGTTCCCTCTGTCAGCTGCCACCCTGGTCACCGGAGGAAAACTCATTCTCGGGCCATCAGATCGATACCTCGTCGATCCGAGTGGTTTTGACCTCATTCAGATTTCGACTCCTACGGTTTCCACGGGACAGACGAAAGAGATTACGCTGATTTTCTCTGCGGCCACAAAGCTTCGCCACGCAGGAGCTGCAGACAGTGGATTCTCTCCGCTCTACCTTCATCATGCGGGATCTCCAATGAACCCCTTGGCATTCAATTACGCTTACGCTGTTGCAACATTCATGTGGGCCCCATCCATATCGAATTGGCTGCTGACGGCCTATCACGTTACGTAGGAGGAGCAATGAAAACTCGAACGACAGCATTGGTATTCGCCACCATCGCGCTGGCACAGATGATCGTTTGGCCTGCAGCACTGGCAACGGACGGAACGAACGGATCGAGTGGACCTGCAGCGTTGGACTATGACACCGATCAGTTGTTCGACTCACAAGACCCTCCCCATGTTCTCATCGTGGGCACGGAGACTGTAACTCTTACGGGCCACGGTACCGCCACGATCACATCGGCAGCCGGAGGAACGCTTTATGGTGAGAATGGGATTGGATTCCTTGCCACCGAGACAGAAACCGCATCATTGACCTATACAGAGACTACTACGGACACGGTTACTGTAGCTACGACGTCCACGGCCACAGGTACGGGAATTGTAACCGGATCTAGCAATACGGATACGGGGACTTTGACCGCTGGAGCTACGATAACGGTTACTATTCCAACAACGCAGACACACACTGTGTATCAGACAGCATCGAATACGGGAACTTTCACCAAAACGGCGGTGGGAGTCGTGTGGACAGGAACAGGGGTGTTTACGGCATCACAGTCCACTACCGAAACAGGATCCCTGACGGCGACAGGTACAGGAACGGCTACCGGGACTGGAACAGGGACCGGAACGGTAAGCGGAACCGCTACCGGGACACGCATCGCTTGGGGACAAGCATTTGTAACGGACACGCAGCAGGCAGCGGCAACCCAGACGGTAAGCGCTACCAATACGTTAGCGTCGATAACTACAGTTACTTCAACCAGAACGGCAACCTACACGTACGATCATTTTGCGACATGTGTAGAGAGTGCTGTCGGTCTTATAAATGCCACCGGAACAGGAAGCGGTACGTGGACCAATACGGCAAGCGATACCGCCTATGAGACTGTAACTCTAACCAGTAGCTCGACGTCCACGTTGACGACCACAACTACCTCGGCTTCCACATCGGACAATCCGACGATTGAGACTATCTACGGGAACGGAGCTGGGACATTTATAGCAGACTACTGTGGAAGTCAGGGAATAGCTGGAGCAATAGGAACGGGACTGGCTACCCCAACTCAATTTGGGAATTGGCCCGAGGGATCGTGCGATCCGTTTCACACCGCATCCATTACCGACGCCAGTGGCGTTGTCGATATGGGGACTCCGACTTCATGGTGGAGCCCAGGTTGGGTGTGGCCTGCCGGTGTATGGAGAGTACGAATGAGGGCCTACGCATCGTCTTTGGCGTCGGCGAGCTACGTTCGCGTAACCATCATGGTGTACTGGGCAGCAGTCGACGATTCATGGTGCGCATCGCCTGTTTCTGTTTCTACGGGAATGCAAGCCGACTTCCTGGTCACCTATACATCGGGAACGGTTCCCTACAATGGAGGGCCTACGCATACTTGGGAACAGTCTACTGGCAAGAACCTGTGGTATGAGCCAGCATACCCGTCGGGTTGGGGGGCCGGATGTCACAAACCACCCTTGGTGGGTTTGAAGCTCGAGGCATATACGACCGCTACGACTCCGGTGGTTATAACGGTTCAGGATGCCGATTTTGAAACTCCGCTTGTAGCGAAACAGACGTACGATCCGGGACCGTAGATGGACATAGAAGAGCTGTATAAACCGTCTGACGTGCAAGCTGAGGGTCATGCTTGCCCTGCCAGGGTTATTCTGTACGGTGGAACAGCTGGCTGCGGGAAAACCTTGTTTTTGCGGCGCGATCCTGTCGTTACCCAACTGTGCGGAGAGATAGATAGGTTCGTCATGGCGAGAAGGGCCGGTCAGACCTTCAAATCGGTCGGCTGGGCTCTTCACCTGCGCAGAAACCGAACCATGCTCGAGCAAACCATCTTGGACATGCTCGATTTTTCCAAGAAGATGGATCCCGGGTGCGAGTGGAACAGTCAATCTAAGATTTTGACCCATACCTGTGGTTACCGGATGCAGTTCGGTCACATGCAATACGAGGAGGACTACCGACAGTACGACACGAACGAGTATACGCATATCGCAATGGACGAGGCGGTGCAGTTCTTGTTCATTCAATACACAATGCTTCGCCTCCGCATCCGAACTGCAGATCCGATCTTGCGCGCAAAGCGCCGGATGGTTCTTGCCTCGAACCCGGACTCCCCAGCTGAAGGGGTATGGGTAAAGGAGAACTTTGTCGACCCCGCGCCACATGGAAGGACCATGCTACGCGAGACTGTGCGGTTGTTCGACGGAAGCCAAGAGACCTATACGCGGATGTATATTCCTGCGTTTATCACGGATAACCCTGACAAAGCCTATGCGCGTGCGTACGAGGCAGATCTCCGGACCCTTCCCTACCACATCCAGCAAGCACGTCTTTATGCAAACTGGAACGTTGTTGCGGGTGCGTTCTTTGAATATGAATTTCGACCAGATGTTCATATTGTTGCCCCATTCAAGATCCCTAGTTACATGACTAGGTTCCGTGTACTGGACTGGGGCTACAAAACAGCTGCCGTATGTAAGTGGTACGCTGTAACCGAGGATGATGATCTTATTTGTTATCGCGAGGTCACGTGGAACTACAAGGTAGCGGACGAGGATAGAAAGGACTGCCAACTTGTAGCTATGGAAATTCGCAATATAGAAAAGAGAGCCGGAGAGTGGGATGAGGTGGAGAATTGCTCAAAGCTGACGGGACCGGCGGACACACAGATCTGTGAAAAGCGCGGTAACGTTGGGCCCACGATTGAAGAAAGAATGGCAGAAGAGGGGGTCTACTGGATCAAATGCAGCAAGGATAGATTTGCTGCAACTCAAGAGTTACTGCGTCGCCTAAAGGACATCCCAAAACCTGGGAAGGGACGCCCAGGGATAACGTGGTTCAACACGTGTGTGCACACTGCCAGAACGATCCCAATGATAAAGGTGGACCCAGCAGATGCGGAGGTCCCGCTCAAGGGAGGAGACGATCACTGGCTCGATTGCGACTTCTACGCTGTCCTTTATCGAGCCGGATCGTCGGATGTCAAGGATCGCGATGAGGTGGAAGACGTGAACGAGCCGGACGACATCATGCTTACCTTTGGATCGGCGGCGGCTAAGGCCGATATCGAGCGTAGGAAGCGACTGTTTGACAGTATAAAAACCGCACCTGGCGGAAAGTACGGCTACGGACTATAGGAGATCCCATGGTAGAGGAACAGGACGGGAATGTAGGAACCGAGGAAGAAACAGAGTCCCTACAGGACTCGGCTCCTTTGGAGTTTCCAGACGAAGCAGTTAATCTACTGCCATATCTAAAAAAAGTGGCAGCAACGGACGAGACGATTAGCAAATTCTTGAAAGAGAAGATGCCAGATATCGTTCGGAAACGATTCGATCAGTGCATCGAAGGCCGTAGCGAGTGGATAGAGAAACTGAAGGAACTGCAGCGGCTTTGGCTTGGAGCAATTATACCAAAGAAAGAGCCCTTCAAGAACGCGGCGAATATGCACATACCAATGTTGCTAAAAACAACATTGCGATTGGCGTTTCGTCTTCACGGAGAATTGTTCCGGGAAGGACGGCCACTTTTTTCGGTACATGCGACTAACGCCGGTGTGGCCGAGAGAGCGGAAATACTATCGAAGTTCGAGAATTGGCAGTTTACGAAGGAAATACCGAACTTCGAACGGGAAGTATTGCGGGCTGGGCTCCAGTTCTTCCGCGATGGAGAGGCGACTTTCTATTCGTATCGAGATGTAGAGAAGGGCGTAAATCGTCACGAGGCACTTTCCAATGACGAGTTTGTATATCCATATACCTACAAAACAACCGCCCCAGATATGAGCGATGTCCCATACAAATTCATTGTATCGCGACGACAGAAGCGTGAATTGCGAGATCTGTCTCGAAACGGTTATTACGATAAGGACGCTGTCGACAAGGTTCTTAAAGAAGCCAAGGGTAGTGACGAGTCGGAGCTTGAAGAGATCCTACGAGACACTTCAGATGAGCACGAAGGGGAGAACCGCAGGGAATACACAGAAGATTCTCCTATTATCATTCTTGAGTTTTGGGGATGGATTCAGTTCCCAAGACAGGACAGGGAAGTTCCAGTTCGCATAGCCCAAGAGATAAGTACCGACACGGTCCTGGGAGTCTACAGGAGAGAGTACGACGATCCAAACGACAGAATCCGCTATGACCGAGAAACTGCAGATCTGCAGCGTTATCAATCGGAAGTAGAACAACATCTCCGTGCAATGGAGATGGAACAGCAGGTCTTGCAGGCGGTTAGCTCACCAGCTGTCGATCCAATGGAGGCATCGCGGACGATTCAGGCTATGCAAGCCCAAAGGCCAATTCCTCCACAGAGACCAACGTGGATGAAGCTGGACGAGGCTACAGGAATGCCTCTTCCACCGGCTCCATGCAAACAGATACCAATTGAACCGTTCTCGCATGCCGTATGCATCGAGAATATCAATGGGAACCACGGGATTGGATTTGGAACGATGCTTATGCCGCATCAGATAGCGGCAAATATCATGCTGAACCAGTTCATCGACCAGGCTACTCTTAACAACTCCTACGGTGGACTCATACACGAGAACGTGAAACTCCCGTCAGGTATGACAACGCTTAATCCCAATGAGTGGATTCGGGTTAAGGGAGTTCCGATTGATTCGGTTGAAAAGGCCATGTTTCCCTACCGTCCACCGCTTGCCAATGGGCAGCTTTTGGATGGATTGCGAATGCAGTTAGGCGCGGCAGACGATATTTCCAGCGCCCCTGATGTCATGTCGGGAGAAAAGGAAGGCGCGGAAACCTTCAGAGGGACGGCTACCCGCATAGAGCAGGCAACCAAGCAGTTGGCGGTTCCAGCTCGGGCCTTCATAGGGGCTCTTACACAGGTTGCGAAGAACAATGGACGTATCAACCACTTCTGGTTGCCCGCCGATAGGACGGTGACCATACGGAATCCAGCTACGGAACAAGAAGAGACGATCCATATCGGAAGGGATATGTATCGCGACGATTACGATGTCGCGTTCTCGGCTGATATGCGATTTATCTCCCGTGCTGCCGAGATCGGAGAGTCCGACGATATCCTTGGTATGTTGGTGAAGGGCTTCCCGGCAGAGATTGCCGGTTTGATTTTCAAACCTCAGATATTCTCGGAAGCGGCACGTATGTGCCTGAAGGCTAGAGGAGCAAGCAGTCTTCTGGTGTATGTCAGATCGGATGCTGAAGTAGATCAGGAAGTTATGAGGAGGCAGCAAGCTCAGCAGCAACAGATTCCACCTCCACCACCGAACTCTACGAATAAGAAGCCGGGCCCGCCTCCGATGCCACGACCAATTCCACCTTCCATCCCAACAGGAGCGCCAAACGCTACGCCGGGAATGCAGCCACCACAGACACAACGCCCCGTAGGAACTCCGGAAGAGGCCGCACCAGGTAGATAACGAACCAAAGGGAGTAAACAGATGGGAACAATCAAAGACGATCCGCCGCCGCTAGACGGAATTGATGCAGACACAATAGCGGAATGGCTAGACAATCCATGTACAAAAGTAGTCTACGGATTACTGGTCGAAGCACAAAAAGAGGTAGAGAGGCGAATTGTCGAGGTGGCGTTAAGCCATGACGGCAGGACCGATTTTGACGTCGTAAAGCCCGTGCGGTCACTTGGATCGGTTCTTCAAACCATTGCTATGCATCGTCGTATATACGACGATGCGGGAGTCAAACATGAGTGAAGAAGATCAAGGATTCATCGCAAGGATGAAAGAACACGGATACTTGAACCTGGCCCGCAAGGTACAGGAACATTCAATTCCACCCTGGCCCGGAGAGGTTCCATTTTGGCGAATACTGGTGTACAGGATTCCAGATGAATTTTCAGCCAATGAAAAAGTGGGAAGAATCTATAAACCAACAACAACGCTAGATTTGCAGAAGAACCGCAGTCCACGTGGAATCATTGTGTCGGCTGGCCTTGCTGCAATGGACTCCCTGCGAGACCATGGAATGAAAATCGGAGACATGGTGTGGATCTCACCTAATTGTGTCTACCGAGTCGAAACAGGAAGAAACGAAAAGGGTTCCATTGAGTTCTTTTTTGCCTATGTGGGAGAAATAGTCCTCAACGAGGACATCCCAGAACGATTGACATCGGGAGAAATCAAACTGGAGCGCGAGGGGAGAAATCATATCTACCGATGGAGAGACGATCTCGTCTCGTCCAATACGGAAGACAGGAAAGATCCTCCGGTATACAGCGACGACATCTAAGGGAGCGTGACAACATGGCAACCAAAACAGGACACGACAAAAAGCAAAGCGGAGATACCGGAGGGACGGGGACTGAGACACGAAATAACCGTGATGACGATGATCGCGATGACGATGGGCAAGGTGATGAGGACCAAGCGGCAGACCAACGAGGAGATGGCGGGGAAGGAGATATTGCGGAAGTAGAAGTACGACAAAAAGGGGACAAGTTCGAGGTCACACGCGGGCCCGATAGCCGCAAAAAGATAAGGGCCGAAAGACGGGCAGCGGAAACTCGAGGCGTTGTCAACGAGGCAATGCGTCCGATGGTAGAGCGCTTAGAGGCTCTACAGCGAATGATGACTACGGCTCAGCAGTTCGTCCCTCCCAATCAGCACGAAAGACGGGAGGAAGAAAGACCGGAGCCAGAAGCCCATCGTAAGCGTATCCAAGAGCTTCGAAAATCGCAGCAACAACTGATGACGGTTATGCGGGCTACGCAAGATCCCAAAGAGATCGAACAGGCGCAAGAAACCTACTGGAAATTGCAAGATCAGATCGAGGATACAATTGCGGACACGGCGGTTGAAAGGTTCAAAAAGTCCATGCCTTCTCCACAAGAGCCCGAGGGGGTCCGGCAGTTGCGACGGCTCTACCCCGATGTAGTTAAGGACCCTCGCGCTATGATCCTGGCAAAAGCCAAGTTCGACAGCGCCAGGGTGATGGCGGATATGCGTAATCAGCCGTTCGACTTGGCGAAAGAGGAAAGACTGGCAATGGAAGAAGCTGCCTATGAGTTGAATCTACGCCAGCGGCCGAGTCCGTCACCGAGTGAGGCCCAACGCTCACGGTTCGCCGGCAGCTCACCTGGATCTGGGGGATCGGGTACGGAGTTCACTCGGGAACTTTCCAACATAGAGCGAAGCGCCGCCATGGCTGCCTATCCTGAATTGTCGGAGGCAGAGGCCGTTTCGGCCTGGACGAGGAGAGTTGCCAAGGCAGGGTACTTCAAGTAGGCAGAATCATTGGATTGACGCATCGATTAACTGAACACATCGAACATAAAATCCCGCGTCAACAGGGACCGAGCAAAATCGGTCCCTGTTTTTTGTTGATCGTTCATTCTATCTGTGGAACCATTTCTATAGTGGCTTTTTCCAGGTGTGGCCGCACCGTTCGGAACTGAGCCCTCCCAGGCCGACGCTCTTTCCCGGCTGGCGCTCGCGACAGCTGCGCGGAACTGAGCAAGAACCCGCGAGCTTGGGAGTGATGCTCATGGCTAACACGAACCAGGTCAAGACTGCGGCTACGGCTACGAGGAAAGATCCGAAACCCCGTTCAATGCGAGCAAATGCAATCGGGGGTCACGTTATCGACAAGAGGGATGACCGGGCCTACAAGTGGGCCAACCCGAATGACGAGTCCTTTGGACTTGTTTTCTGTCTGGCAGACGGATGGAACAAGGTCAATGCGAAGATCGACAAAGAGCGTGGCCGTTTGGGTCGCGTAGCGGACAACGGAGAGGACGTGATCTGGAAGGGTCAGGTTCTCGTTTGGATGGATAAAGAGGAGTTCGACAGCCGAGATGCGGAACGTGGTGAGTTCGTTGAGCGTCACGAGATGGCCAAGCAAAGGCCAGGCGGAATCGATGCGATCGTAGGGCCAGACGGAGAGTTGGCCACGAACATGTAACGCACCCAAAGGGTGCAGGAGAGAAACGAAATGTCAATTCAGCCCCAACGTGGCGGAGCGAGGTGGGTAAAAGCCCTCGGAGTCAATGGACCTGGCACTCCGCCGATTGTTCCGAAGCTCGTAGCAAGCAACAACACTCTGGCTCTTTTCGCGGGAGACTGGCTTGAAGAGTTGGCCGACGGTACAGTCTATCCGTGCACCACAGGAGGGGGAGCGCATCCGAAACTATCCTACGTGATGGTTTCGGCAGATCGCTATCTGGGCTCTGATGGCCTACTCAGAAAAGGGCAATTCGTTCCTGCTGCAACGGTCTATACCGGAGTAGTGTCGCTATCCAATCCGCTTTCGACCGTCGTTCTCTGTATTCCGGTCGAAAATCAAATCTTCGAGGTCGACATTCCTACTGCGGCGGCAACATGGACAGCTGCCACTGCTTTGATCGGAAAGTGTGCCGATATCATCGCAACCGCGGGAAGCACTGTGAACGGGCTCAGCGGCCACACTTCGGTGGCGGTCGCCAACTTCGAAGCAACAACCGTGTCGGGACAAATGCTTCTTCGTGAAGTTCCGGAATACGGCATGGATGGGAGAGCAAACGACCCGACTACCACCTATTGGAAGGGCTGGTTCCAGGCCTACGAGACGCTGGCCGTGGTCTAAAGGAGACATGAGATGATTACGTCAAATGCAATCTGGAAGGCCCTTGAAATCACCATCAACACCATGACGACAGATGATCTGTCGAAGAAACAGGTCTGCATCGGTCCTGGCAAGCTTGTTCAAATCGAAACGCAGAAGAAGGCCTTCACCGACGATACTGAAGTAGCAAGCACCACTCTACTTGCAGAGAAGCGCCAGGGACAACCGATGGTGCCAGAAGACATCATTTTGGGAGGTCGCAAGCGCTATCTCCCGAAGACGATGGCCAAGAAGGTGACCATTACCGAGGAGGCCACTGAGGACAACGATATTCCAGAGCTCCTACGTCCTTCGCAGCGGCTCTTGGCTTCCGCATACAAGACGCAGGATATCGATGTAGCTGGACTGGTGATTCAGTCGACCGCCGTGGTTGGTGGGTACGACAACGTAGTGCTGGCCAGCACCGCTCACGTATTGCCAACTGGTGGTACCGAGTCGAACTATCTCAATGGCGGGGTTGGCATGACTCCTTCGGTGCACGCTCTGATCCAAGCAGCAGCGATGGGGGCTCTTCTGAAGGGACCGAACGGAATCATCGATGGCGTAACGATCAAACTCATCGTCTGTCCAGAGATTCAAAGGTATCTGTGGCAGGCTATTATCGGAAGCGACCAGCTTCCAGGGACCAACTTCAACGATCTCAACGTCGTTAAGGATATGAAGCTAGGCTTGCTTCCTATCAAGTGGTTGGATGCGTCGTCCACAACTCAGTGGGGTCTCAAGACCGATGCAGACAACGGTTTCCGCTGTCTCATGCGCCGAAAGGTCAGGTCCACGACCTGGTCCGATCCTGACGGCGAGGCTGCCCATCACGGAGTCAGCTACCGCATGTCGTTGGGACATTCCAATTGGCGAGTCTGGATTCAAGGCTCCGTATAGGGAGGAGCACACATGTACAACCAAATTCTCGGGGTCTATGCGGGCATCCTCCCGCAAAGAACACCCTTCAACGTTCCTCTCGATTTGGGAGGCGTCTATTCTCTTCCGGGGGTTGGGCGTATCTTCTTCGTTCGAGGAAACGGAACTGTAGTCACCGCCTATGATGACCAGTACACCATGGTATTGCCAGATACGCGGCGAGAAGTATTCCCGTCGATCGTGTCGCCACAACTTGCAAACAAGCTCGTTGCGGGCCGTGGTGATGTAATCTGTGTCCTTCCCGGACATACAGAAAACATCAGCACAGCTGACCACTGGGCGTCGATTGTCAAGGCAGGAGTAAGAATCGTCGGCATTGGAGAGGGAACGGCGATCCCAACGTTCACCTTCACCGTCGCTACGGCTACTCTCGTATTCGATGCACTGAACTTCTCTGTTTCAGGGTGTCGTTTCTTGTGTGCTGGACCGGCGGGTACCACGGCATTGACAATCGCGGCTCCATTTGCTCTCAGCAGTACCGTACAGATGATTCGAAACCAATTCGAAGTCGGAATCGACAACAATCAGATTTGCGGAACCTTTATGACGGTGACCGGAGATCGTGTGTTGTTGGCCTACAACGAAATCGAGAGTCAAGCGGCTGCGGCAGCAATTACCGATCTGATCGTACTCACTGGGGCAGATCGCTTCACCATGATCGGGAACCGAGCCAAGGCGGCCGTTACAACGGCTGCGACCGGGCTGGTAAGATCCACAGCAACCGCAAGCACCGATATCCTCATTCAGGGCAACATCCTTCACAACTGGTTGGCAGCCAGCACAGGGGTTCTCAACTTCAGTGAGGCTATCGCTTGTACAGGCGTGCTCAAGGATAACCTGCTCATTATCGAGGATGCTACGTCTCTAGCGGCATTCGCGGCAAATGCGGCCAACGACTTGCGCTTGGACCGCAACTACGTGCAGAACGAAAAGAACAAGACGGCGATTCAAATCGGGACAGTCGTCGATTAGTCTGGAGGCGGGGGGAGTTAAGCGGGTAGCTCCCCCCGCTGAAGCTCTCCCCGCTTTCGTTAGGGAGTCATGGCACAATCGATCAGACGAAAGGCCTACGGTGAAAAGAGGTTCGACGGAACCTTTGTGTGTGACTACTGTGGAGCCCCATATCACACGACCGACCTTATACGCGATACCGATGGACTTCTACGATGCCCAATCGATAGAGAGGGGGACTCGATTCGTGATATGGAAGATCAGATAGCGGCAGCCATTGGAAATATGCAGCCGCCACGTAGAAAGATCAGGGATCTGTTATGACGATTTCGGCGAATTACCTACCGGACTTCCAGCGCGATCAATTGCTGACCGCTGCTATTCGTCTGACTGGGACCCTTGAGCAGCAGGCAACTCCGACGCCAGAACAGTATGTACAGGCGTCCATTCACATGGACAATGCCCTGATGGAACTGCAGGCGTCAGGAACAGTCCTGTATTCCGCTGTGCGAGCTACGCTGGATTTGGTTCTTGGCCAGTATGAATACGACTTGCCAGCCGGGACCCTCGACGTTGCCGTTACCTCATCCGACATCATCGGAATGATTGTTATTGAAGTGGATGGAACGGAGACAGCGGTTAGGGTTATGAGTTCTCAGGACTGGATGCTCATTACCCGAAAAACCGGGGTTTCCGGAAGGCCCAGCCGATGCTATGTCGAGCGCCATGCTACGGTGAAGATCGTGTTGTGGCCTGTTCCTGATGCAAGTACGTACGTGTTTCGCTACATGCAAGTCAAGTTGCTTGCAGCCAACGATACTGGGGCGGTTACGGCGGATGTCCCTAGAATATTTAGGCCGTTCCTGATGTATCGAATCGCAGCCGGTGTTGCTAGGGATTCTTCACAACGTGAAAAGGCAGCCGATTTGGACGGAATGGCCAATTACTATCTGACCCTGTGTAAAACAAGTGACACCGAACACGGCAACCTACGGTTCCGTTGTGGTCACTCGGGAAGGAACTGATATGGCATCACTCGTCAAGGAACTGTTTCATTCTGGTGCGCGCAATGAAGCTGGGGCAGTAATCGCCAGCGGAAAGGTTTACTTCTACGTAGTAGGAAGCACCTCGGAAGAGGTGACGATTTATGCGGACAAAGACGAGCTAACGGTTCTAACCCAACCTGTTACTCTGGACGCGGCTGGACGGGCCGAGGTCTATCTGAAGGAGCAAGC